ATCGGTCCAAAATGGAACACCCCATACAGCACCATATACTGTCTGAGGGCCCTCGTTATAATCAGCCCAATCATTACTGTTTCGTTGTATTTGTTTTAGTGTTTTCATTTGTATTTCTCCTCTTTAGTTTAGTTGGGGGCCGAAGCCCCCTATAAGTTAATTAACTGTAGCCAGGGTTCTCTCAGCCCACTTGCTCATTAGATCTGCGTTGTTCGCCCTCAATTCATCATCTGACTTGCCTTGTGTCAGAGTCTTATAGTCAACTCTCTCTAATATCTTGCCGGCCTTGTCCAACAATTCAATCTTAGAGTCTGCTGAATAACTACAGATGACAGGATCTCCTCCAAAACCAGTGGTGTTGGGCACTCCGTGTAGATGTATTCTAATGGTCTTGATTGGAAGTCCAGTTGTGTTTATAATATTATATACATTCTGAACAATAAACGCCATAAACTCGTTACTCGTTAAGAACTTCTGACTTCTCTGCTCTGCCGCCGCCATACACTGGCCCAAAATTGTTCCCCAGGCACTCAATAGGATCTGTTGATCAGTGCCACCAAGTCCGTTTCTCTTATGATCACCTATAGCCAGTTGTATGTTGGCTTCCGTGCTCTTCGTTGGCATTCCGGGATCTTTCACTGGCACACCCATTTTCGTGCTGAATGCATTAGCAATGTTTACATCTAACATCACTAAATCATCTAGGTCCTGGACCAATCGCTCCATTGTTGCCTCACTAGTCCTGATGTCTACTACAGGTGGCTGATGCTTATCCCTGGCCTTAGCCTTGGCTTCAGCTCTTTCACGTGCTCGTCTAACTTGTCTTGATTCTGTTGTTGTCATTGTATTCTCCTTTTCAATTTAGTTTATGTATATACTATACTATAAGATGTCTTGCTTGTCAACCTCTTATTTCACTGTCGGTGGAAAACATATCACCCAAAGTATGCATTCCGTAATGTGTAGGCCAAAAAGCAGTTCTCTTCTGTTCGAAAAGATCGAATGCTTCTGATCCACCTTGATTGCCTCTTAAACAAAAATTAAACATACCTGGACCCTTCTGAGATTGCTTATTAAAATCAACCAATAGATTCATATTATTGCCAGCAGTTAACGTAACAAGTGGCCAACTGTCATATCTAGACAAGTAAGCAACAAAAACATTACCAAAAGGCGCTAGTTCAGGATCATTAATAACCGCTTCTCCATTCAGCTTGTGTTTAGCTAATGCCCAAGCCAAACAGCCTGATAGATCATTCTTAGAATAGTTGCTCAATTCCTTGATAGCTTGATTAGCCTTGATGCTGTCTGTCTTGACACGTATAGTTCCGCACTTAGATTCAGGGTCATCATATCTGTCATAGATTCTCAACAGAATATCATATTTCACTGATTTAGATTGTGCTTGTTTAACTCTTTCGGCGTAAGTGCCTCTGTTTTTTGCTTGACCCATTTTGGTCTCCTTTCAATTGTTAATTTATACTTACAGTATATAGTAAGATGTCTTAGTTGTCAACCTGAAATATTCCACGCATCTCATAACGGTTTTCACTGTCCCATACATCAACGTTATGTTCACCGTGTTTGGCAATAAACTCATCTCTGGTTAATTCCCAAGCATCTTCCTGCATCTCTAAAACCCATTGTCCTGTTTTGCTCATCTTATTGCTCCTTTCTAGTATTTTGCAACGTGTGCTTTTAGTTCATCAATGCTATAAAGCAATGATTTTTTGCATACAGCCTTGTATTTGTCAGGAACTAGATCATACAGTTCCTTGTATACTTCCTGCATAGCTTGTAGTGTTTCTGTCCAAGTAAGATCATTGTAGTATATCATCTCTCTGGCTACATCAGTATAATTGGTAAATTCGTGTTTGTATGCATTAAATAGTGCCATTGTTTTGTCCCAACCTGGCTCCATTTTTGTTTTCTTGTAAAGCTCAGACCCACTCATATACAAGTGCATTGGCTTGGGCTTTCTATTTCCACATTTTGCTTTTAACATAGTTGTCATTTTGTATAACTCCTTTTAATTAACTTATATATACAATATAAGACATCTTGGTATAAATGTCAACCTTTTTAGCCATAAAAAAACCCTTATAAATCAAGGGTTTTTAATCTTTTTTAAAAAAAGATGTGATTTTTTCTGAAAAATATGGTAAAAAACCAAAAATTAACCTTAAGATAATGCAAGACGCATCGATCATAAATAACATTATAATTATCTTGCTCAATAATTAGCGAATATGTGTGACCCACAGTAAAAACAAACTCTATTAGAGAGGAAACATTTATGTTAAAACCCGAACAACTCAGTGCAGTTCACCCAGGCTATGCTGAATACCTATACAGATGGGATTATTATATGCGTTCTTATATGGGCGCTGAAGAATACCGAGACGGTGCATACTTAAGAAAATACATAGCAGAAGAACAAGCACCAGGAAATGCATACAGCCAAAGATTATTAGACACAGCACTACAGAATCACGTTAGATTAACAGTTGATGCTTATCGTAGTTTTGTTTTCCGTAACCCACCTACAAGAATGTTAGGTGCATTAGTAGATAATCCATTTGTTATGGACTTTATTGAAAATGCTGATATGGACCATACAACTATGAGTGCATTTATGAGAGAAGTAAATGATCAAGTGCTAATCTACGGAGGGGCCTGGGTAGGTTTAGATAAAGGGAATTACCAAGCAGAAAATATGGCAGAAGCTGAAACTCTTCAAATGAGAGCTTATGCTAAAATTTACAATCCTACACAGGTAAGAAATTGGACATATAAAAAATTAGTAAACGGACAGAACGTATTGGACAGTCTTGTTGTAGTTGATGAAGAATACAACGACTATGACGTATTAAGAATATGGACAGCAGATAAAGTAGAAAAATATACAGTAAGTAAAAAAGAATTTACACCAGTTGGTAATACAATTGACTATCCAGGTAGCAGTGAAATGAGATCAGATAGTGTTACTATCAATTATGGTAAAATATTAGAACATGAAGAATTTAAAAACCCACTAGGTTATATTCCATTTATTCACGTGCAAACAGATAGAAGTTTTCACAAGGGTATTGGAACAAGTCATATTGGTGATGTTTGTGATATTCAAAGAGAAATATACAACTTAACATCTGAGGCTTATGAAAACATTAGGTTATCAAGTCACCCAAGTATTGTAGCAGAAGCAAGTGCAGATATAAATGGTGGATCAGGTGCTATCATAACAGTAGATGAATCAACAAATGTGCAACCTTATCTATTACAAGCAACAGGCAGTAGCATTGATAGTATACTGGCTGTTATAGAACAAAAGACAGGCGTAATAGAAAGTGTAACACACCTAGCGGCAACCAAAGCTAAAAAAGGACCACAAAGCGGCATAGCGATCCAGTTAGAACGTGATATGCTTAATGTTAAATTAAGTGATATAGCAAGTGTATTAGAACGTGCTGAAAAACTTATTTGGAAAATGTGGTTTGATTGGGAACAGATTGTTCCTGATGAAGAATTTGATATCTATTATGAGAAGAAGTTTGATATGAGAGATAAACATCAAGAAGTTGCTCTATATGAAAAGGCAAAAAATCTTGTTCCTAATAGTAGCTTTCAAAATTACATCAATGAAGAGACTGCAAGACTACTGATTGAAAATGAAGAAGACTTACAGATAGTCATTGATAGTATGGCACCAAAGTCAGAAATACCATTAGATACAAATATGCCACACCCACCTATGCTAACACCAGGTGATATGGTAATGCATATGCGTAAGATGGTAGAACAAGGCTACAGTGACCAACAGATTCTGGAATTGCATCCAGAGATTAAAAAATTCTTCGGCAATAACGAAGAAACTAACCCGGACATAGAAGAAGGTTAAGAAACCCCCACTTCTTAAGTCCCTTGCAAGGAGACGTTTAAGATGGACGAACAAAAAGAAAACATCGTTACAACTGACACAGTAGAGACTGGCTCTACTACAGATCAGGTTAAAGTCAACCAGGAGTCAGCACTAGCTGACAAAACATTCACTCAAGATGATGTGGACAGAATTATTACTAATAGACTTAAACAAGTTGAACGTAAATTTGAAAACATTAACGTTGAGGAATATCATCAACTTAAATCAGCGGCAGAGCAGGCCAAAGAAGCAGAGATGATGAAAAAGAACCAATTTGAAGAACTACTTCAAAAGCAGAAAGTAGATGCTGATACACGTATTGGTAAACTACAATCTGAATTACAAGCTGTTCATGTAGATGGTGCATTGTTAAGTGCGGCATCAAGACATAAAGCTGTAAACCCTGATCACGTAGCCGCATTATTGAAAAATAATGTTAGACTAAATGAAACAGGACAAGTTGAAGTATTAGATCAAGACGGTAATGTGCGTTATGACACAGACAAAGCAAGTCCACTAACTGTGGATCAAGCAGTAGAAGAGTTTTTAACGCAAAACAATTACTTTAAAACAGCGGCGCCAGCAGGCACAGGCAGTTTAGGTAATAAGAATCCTTCAACCTCTAGAGAGGCGAAGTTAGCAGACTTGGACATGAAAAACCCAGAACACAGAAAACTTTACAAAGAAAAGTATATGATTCAGGGTATGAGGTCCTTGACATAATAAAGGAAAAATAAAATGGCTTTAACATTAGCAGACGCAAAAGGGCATTTGTTTGAAAATATCACTCAAGCGGCTCAATTTACATATAATGAAAACGCTTTAATGAGAAACCTTGTAACGCAATACAACATGGTGGGAACACCAGGTATGACTGCGTCAGTTCCGGTTTATCCTAAAGCATCATCAGTAGGTGCAATCACTACTGATTTATCAGCAGATACAGCACTAAACAGTATATCGTCAGTAGACGTAGAAGCACAAGAATTTGGAAACATGACAGCAGTATTAGACATCAATGCTGAGTCATCACCTCTATCAGTAGCACAAGACGTAGGTCGTGTGTTAGGTGAAGGTGTAGCTCAAGCAATGGATGAAGTTATTGTTGACTTATTCAATTCAAGTGCTATCACAGAAGTAGGTCCAGGCGCAGGCGCTGAACTTACAATTGAACACCTTCTTAAAGCAGGTGCTACATTAAGAAATGCTTCAGTTCCAATGAACGGACTTGTAGCAGTTCTACACCCGTTAGCGGCTTTCAATCTTAAAAAAGCACTACTAACAGCAGGTGGAACAATCCAACAACCACTTGACCACGATGGCGCATCTTCAGCAGTTAGATTCCCAGGTTCAGGTGATTTAGCTAACCAAGCAGGTAGAGATTACTTCCTTGGCACAGTAGCTGGTATTAAAATATTTGAATCAGCATCAATTGATGTAGATGGTTCAGGTGATGCAGTTGGTGCAGTATTCCATCCATCAGCTATCGGTCTTGTTATGAAACGTGACTTAAGAATTGCAACACAAAGAGACGAATCAGCTAGAGCTACAGAAGTTGTAGCAACAGCGGCTTTTGGTGCGGCAAGACTTTCAAACGCGAAGATTTGTAAGATCACATCTGACGCAACACTATAATAATTAGGAGGTATAGGATATGGCATACGCGAACAACACGCAACTACAGGCAGTCCAGCCTAGTATCGTTAATCACGGTATCACGGACTTTACGGCCCAACTAACAGAAGCAGAAGCTGATGTAAAACGTTACATCGAAGTTAATTGGTTTAACAAAACATACAGCCAAGGTTTTAATGGTATAGGTCGTAAGATAGGTGCAACATTTGACGCAAGTAAGCTAGTAGAAGCTCAGTGGCAACGTGCTACTATCTACAGGGCACTTTATGCTCATATCCTTCCTCTGTTAAGTCCTTTCGCAGTTGGCGGAGATACTTTTAGAGAAATGATAGAACATTACAGAAATCGTTTTGTTGAAGAGATGGACATGGAAATGGCCCAAGGAGTTCAATACGATGGTGACGGTGATAACAATATCACAGAATCTGAAACATTTAAACAAAGACAAGATAGGATTTACAGATAGTGGCCAGTATCAGAGAAAATATAGCAAGTCATTTAGTTACACAGATCAACGCTATTACAGGTGTTAAAACTGTAACCAGAGAGCCTACAGATATTGCTCAATTAGCAGTAACTAGTTTTCCACACGTATTAGTGGAAAGTGCAAACGAGACTAGAGAGAATTCCAGTATAGGAAGTGCTCCTAGACAAGAAAGCACAATAGACTTTTTGATTAATGTAGTAGTGCATGGTAATAACAGAGACTCAGATAGAAACTCTATTATAGAGAAGATTGAAGAGAAACTAGCATTGGATACTAGCTTGGGTGGCAACGCCTCAGATAGTTTCACAAGCGAAGTTATTATACGTGAGATAGGTGAAACTAAACCATACGGACAAGGCGCATTAGTGTATACGGCAAAATATTACCACGCAAGAGGTAGTGTTTAAGACAGTTTGATAGTAATCAAACTTATAATTTATTTAAGAAGGATGAACTAACATGAGTGAAACAAAAGGTGTGTCAGGGGTTGTAAAAATCGGCCCTAATGGTGGCACAAAAACAGCAATGCTACACGTAACTGCATTCTCATTGGACGAAACATCAGAAACAATTGATGTTACGGCATTTGGCGATGCAAGTAGATCAGTAATATCATCATTCAGAGGCTTTACAGGCACAGTAGACGGTTATTGGGATCAAAATGACACAAATTTAGGTCATGATTCAGATGCTATCGGTGCAGGTGGAGATTCTGGAACTGACCTAGTTGGAACAACTCCAGCAGTTAAAGCTGGTGACAGAATTGATTTTGAATTGTATCCAGCAGGAACAGGTGCGAATAGTGCATATTATTCAGGTGACGCGATCGTTACAAGTATAGCTAGATCAGCAAGTTTTGATGGTGCGGTAGAATATTCTATCTCATTTGATGGAACAGGTGATCTATCATACTCAGCGGCATAATAAACTTGAGGTATTACGGTGCGTTCTAGTAGTGCAAAAACTATATTCAATCATATAGAAAACAAACTAGAACGTGCTGTAGACCAGCTGTTCAATCAGCTAAATACAGATGCACGGAACATAACCCCAATAAGAACTGGGCGTGCAAAAAGAGGTTGGCGAAAGACCTCTACATATAGAATAGGAGATAGCAAAGTGCTAGTAGAAAACAAAGTCCCCTACATTGGTTTACTAGATCAAGGCAGAAGCCGTCAGGCTCCAGCTGGAATTATTGTTCCTGTTCTATCAAAGATACTTAAACAAAGGCGAACAATAAGATGACAAACAAACTAAAATTAATTGACAAAGCAACAGCACATTTCAAAGAAGTGTTAGCTGACGGACTGAAAGGTCCAATCCTTGTGCCAGAATGGGACACGGAAATTTATTATAAACCAAGCACTACATTGGCTGAAGAAGCTCAAGTGGTTGAACTTACACAAAAAGGTAAGTCAACTGAAGCATTGGTTATTACGCTTATTATGAGAGCCAGAGACAAAGACGGTAATATGTTATTTGATTTGGCAGATCAATATAAGTTAATGAGAGGCGTTGATCCTAAAGTTATTCTACGTGTGGTTACACAGTTTAATGCAGATGCAGAAAAAACTGACGAAGCATTGGGAAACTAAAGGACAATCCTAACATTCTGTTTCTGTATCGTTTAGGTGCAGAGTTAGGACTAACAGTCAAACAGGTAATGCAGATGAGTAGTGTGGAAGTTCAAGGTTGGGTTGAATATTTTGATTATATAAACAAACAAAATAAAAAAGCCCAAAAGAGGAGACGTTAGATGGCAAATTCGACCTATGAATTGATTGTAAAGGCAGTAGATAAAACTAGTGGTCCTTTACGTAGAATAGAAGGTAATTTAGGCAAACTAGAGCGTAAAAGCAAAGGCGTTACGCTTGGTATGGGTAAGATAACTGCGGCTATTACAGCCATTGCTACAGGTGGTGCTTTACGTAGCATTGTAGCCACTACTGCAAATTTTGAAGACTTAAATGATACACTAGCCAGTGTAACAGGTAGTGCTGAAGCAGGTGCTAAAGCATTTGAATTCATAACCAAGTTTTCCACACAAACTCAATTTGGCGTAGAAGATCTAACAACAACATTTATTAAACTACAAGGTGCTGGTATTACACCAACACAAAAACTACTTACAACATTCACAGATGTAGCGGCTGTTACAACAGATCAAGTAGGAACACTAACAGCTATCACAGACTTATTTTCAAGAACTACATCAGGTGGTTTGGGTCTTGAAGAACTAAACAGATTAGCTGACAGAGGTGTTCCAGTATTCAAGATGCTGGAAGATCAACTGGGCTTATCAAGATTAGAAATATCAGAATTTGGTAAAACTGCAGAAGGTGCTAAGACTATAACTGAAGCACTAACAAGAGCAATCAATCAACAATTTGGTGGTGCAACAGAACAAAAATTAGATAACTTATCAACTGCTATGAGTAACTTTAAAATTGAAGTTGGATTAGCGGCAAACAAATTGGGAACAGAATTTAGACCACAACTTACAAAAGCAATAACAGAAGCAACAGTATTCCTACAAACAAATGATGAAATAATTGAAGCATTGGGTAGTGGTTTAGGATCAGCTATTGTTGGAACAGCAGAAGCTCTCAAATTCCTAGCACAAAACTTCGAAGCTATCAAAAACGCGGCACTAGGTGTATTATTCATACAGGGTGCGGCATCAGCTATTACATTCTTAAAATCAATCAACACACTTACCGGTGGTATGGGTATTGCGGCATTGAGTTTTGGCAAAGTAGCCAAAGGTATAAAAAATGTTATTTTTGCATTACCACTTGTTGGTGGAGGTTTGAAAACAATAGCAGGTGCGGCAGTTAGATTAGCTCCATTGTTAACAAATCCATTTACTGCAATACCAGCCGCAGTAGCAACTGCATTGACTGCTGGATTATTCTTATTCAGAGATGAAACAATTAAAATAGGTGGTATCACTGCAACATTAGGTGAAACAACTCGTGCAGTATTCCAACTAATAGGTGGACAAATAAAATCCGTGGCTGAGTTTTTTGGTAATACATTTGGTTTTGTTATAGATGAAATAAAAGGAATGTTTAGCACCCTTGGTAATTTTGTTGGTAAAGCATTTACAACCATAGTAGGAATTTTTAAGAACGGTCTAAACAATATATTAAATGGATTTATAGTTACATTTGAATACATTAGAGGTATTGTATTCTCATTACCAAATTTCTTTATAGGTGCATTCAATGGTGTTCTTTCATTGGCTGACAGTTTTGGTAATGCAATAGCTAGAAAATTTTCAAATATATTTGACGCAGTTAAACTAGCAGGAACAGGTAAGTTCACTGAAGCATATGAAAAACTAGGTGAAGATACAGGATTCAAGTTTGGTGATGCATTACAAAAAGCACTAGATGAAGTTCCACCAATATTACCAGATGTAGATACATCAGCTATAATGGGAACAGACAGATTAGCAGTTATGCTAAAACCATTAACTGATGCAATTGAAGGTCAAATTGTTGCAAATCGTAAAGCAATAGAAGTTCAACAATTAAAAGCATTTAAAGACATAGAAGCCGCACACGGTGCCGCTTTCTTAGCAGAACAACAAGCTAAGGCTAACGCAGAAACAAACGCGGCAGTTGATGCTAATAATAAATTAGCAAAAGAAATAGACAAACGTAAAGATTCAAGTGCAGTATTGATTGAAAGATTATTAGAAGAAAAATTACAACTAAAAGATTTACAAAACGCACTAGCAATGGTAGGAGAACTTGCAAGAAAAACAGGTCTAAGTGAAACAGAACTAACACAAGCACTAGAAGATCAGATTGCAAGTTTACAAAGAAACAAAGAAGCAGTTGATGAAAATGGTAAAGCAAAAGAAAGACAAAAAACAACTGTTGATAATCTAATAGACAGAATTAAACAAGAAAACAAAGATTTAGAGTTATTGAAAAATGCACTAGCAGATGTAGATAAGATTGCTAGAGCAAATGGCTTGAGTCAAGCAGAACTTACTAAATCACTAGAAGAACAAATTGAAGTTCTTGAAAGAACAGGCGATACAGCAAACAAAGTTGGTGAACAAACCAAAACATTTGCTGAACAAATCAATGAAGCAATTAAAAAACAAGGTGATAGTTTAGCAAATAATCTAGCACGTAGTTTAGCACAAGGTAAAGCAAGTTTGGGCGATTTTAAATCCTTCTTAAATCAAACACTTGAAGACATTGCTACAATGATTATACAAAAAAGTATTACACAACCTTTTGTAGACAGCATACTAGGTTCAATAGGGGGAACCAGTGGTGCTGGAAGTATTGGAAATATTCTAGGAAGCATTGGCCTTGGTGGAGCACCAGGTGGAGGTGGATTTAGTTTTAGTAATATGTTTAGCAGTATTGGCAGTTTCTTAGGATTAGCAAATGGTGGTATTGCACAAGGTGGTAAGCCTTACATGGTAGGGGAACGTGGAGTTGAGATGTTTGTGCCCAACACTACAGGAAAAGTAATAAGCAATGAAGAATTAGGCAGAGGTGGTGAAACAGTAGTCAACTTTAACATCAATGCAATTTCCACACAAACAGGTATGGAGTTCTTACTAAAGAATAAACCACAAATAATAGGAATGGTTAGCCAAGCACACAATCAAAGAGGACGTGCTGGTATAACTAGTTAAGGAGTCAACAAAATGGCAGATTTAAATAATGTATGGAATTGGCCTAACAACTCAGGCAATGGATACGCAACCGATCCAGCAGATTGGTCAAACAATGTAACTTTTGGTATCGATAAAAGAGTTGATGATATAAGAACATACACTTATAAACCTCATCAAACAGGTAGTTTACACTACACAGACAATTTAAGCAGAACAACAGATAGTATTAATACAGGATTCGCCGCATACAAACATTATTTTAACAGTTTTGGTGATGATGAGAATCCAACTTTTAATCAGTTTGCAAAGTATCCAGCAGTTGAGTGGAAGATTCAACCCAATGGCAGAACCATTGGTGGTATACACTATGAATTAAACAGTAGCACCAAAATGCCACAAATAAGAGTGCAGTTTACACACGCACACGAATTTGGCAATGGTGATGAGATAGAGTTTTATGGATTTGAAAATGATTCAACAGGAAGAAATGATAGAAGATTAAATACAAAAAGAGCATATGTAAGTATAGTTGATGGTTTCAATGTAGTATTACACGAAGACTCAGCTCTTACAAAGTTAGAACAAATAGCAGAAATGGGCTTTTTCGCACAGTCAGATATATTCTTTACAATGTTAGATGATGGAACTGGAAGCGAAGATGCTGTTGTGCATTTTGATGGATTCAATGAAACATTGGTAACAGGTGATACTATGACTATAGCAGATCCTTTTAATAATCTAACAGGAACTGTAGCAGGCACAAGTGGAACACAATATTTTTTAGAAAAGATAAGCGACAACAGTTATAAATTATTTACAGATAGTGGCAGAACAACAAACGCAACAATTACAAGTGGACAAGGTAAAGATAAGTTTGCAACAAACATTCCATTCAGTATAGCAAGTAGTGGAAGTGCCGCTCATATAGCTGTAGACATAAGTGCTGGTAGTTTTGCAACCCTGCGTGGGCAGATTGAAAGTCAAAATATGACACCTAACGCAATTAGTGAAGATACAACAAACCTATTCAGAGGTTTCTGTAGAGTTCAATTAACAGCAGGAACAGGAACAAGTAAAACAATTCCAAGTAGTATGGGTGATACAGCATTCTTTGGATACTTGTATGATAAAAGCACACAAAGTATTGGACTAATAACAGATCCATGTAAAACATTTGGTAGTAGAGATGGTAGTTTGTTAACAGCAACAAATGGCAGTGGTAACATAACAGGTAACATCAAGATAATTGACTACTGGAGTTATAGAGTTGAATCACCAGGAACATTTGCTAGTGCAAGTTCACAGACGCAGATAATTCCAACCAATGGAACCAATGTTGGTGGAATGTATTTCTTTGGAACAGTAAACGATACAAGTTTAAGTCCTGTAACACCACTAACACATCCGTTAGCAAGTGAAAAAACTACATTGTATAGTGGAAACAAAACATCAGAAGATGATAATACAAATTTTGATAAGTTGATATATCAACTAGAATCTACAACCACAAGAAGCACAGGCAGAAGACAATATACATTTCAAAACAGCAGTAATGTAACAACTAATGGTGCTGTGTATGACTTTACAAAGTTTTGGAGACCAGGTGCAACAACTCACTTCACTCCAACATATATTACAACGCCAACAGGCACACCTAATTTAAGTAGTCAAGGTTTTATAGATGGAAGCAGTGATTTAAGTGGTTTTCCTAAAAGAGGATTATTCACACTAGCAGGACTTGGATTAACAAGTTCAACTAATGTGCATAACGTTGCTATATTATCAGGAAGCCCAGCTAAACCATCAAGTCATGTTATAGAAAAGATTGGTGTATTTCCAATCAATCCAAAAGCAGATGAATATGTAACACCAACACCATACGCACCAGATGTATTTGATACAGATGATGAATGGGCTGACAACAACTTTACAAGCACACACAAATTATGGCCAAAAACTGTAG